CGCCCTTCCAGCTGTTCCACTGGTCTCGGGGAATCTGAATCCAACGGCCGTCACCGCGCCCCCAGCCGCCGGACTCATACCAGCGGTTGCCGCCACCGGAGTAGGATCCGGGCGCGGACTGGAAACCGTGGGACCCGATGCTGGCGACGCCGGTCTGCCCATACCAGTGCTTGCTGTAGGCGTAGACCCGCATGTTCGTGATCGTGGCTCCAGCCAGGTCGGCCGTCATGTTCGGGAAGCCGATCAAGGAGTTATACGCCCAGCTGCCGTAGCGGCCCTGCGGCATAGTGTCCGGCCACGACGAATCCGGGCTGCCATTCGAGTAGGCGCGCCACCAGTTCGACCGGTACTTTCTGACGTAGTTGCGCTTCGGCTGCGGCTGCTCCGATGGTTTCGGGGCGCCCAGTATCACTGTGTGGTTCGGCTGGACTGTCTTCTCTGGGGCCAGGCCGAGGTCCTGCACCAGCACATAGGGTGTCGGGAGGGATGCGTCGCTCTTCGTCAGCATGACGCCCTCGGAGCCGTAGGCTGACGCGGCCAGGAACAGGAGCCGGTACGTGCCTGATGCCTCCACCGTGAACGGCTGGAACGCCGCGTGCGACGTCTGGAGTTGGTTCCGGTTCTCCGACACTAGGCGCACCCGGTACTCGAAGGTGCCCTTTGCGCCGTTGCCTACTGGCTCGCCCTGCATGCGGGCCTCGAGCATGGCGTTTGCCTTCTGGCTGTACCATGTCAGCATCGTGGCCGCTTGGTAGATTCTCCCGGCTTCGAGGTCGACGACGATCTCATACATGGAGTCGACTGAGCGCACGATATGGTTCTCGTTGTCTCCCCAGGACCAACACTCACCCCAGCCGATCACACCCCTAGGCAGGGCAGCCAGAGTGTCGGCCAGGTCCGTGCCGCGCCAGGTGATCCGATCGGCGACAGAGAGCGACTGTGTCGTGACTTCGCCGTCGCCGGTGATGGTCGCCTTGGCGAGTCCGTCGGTGCCGGTGATGGACAGGAAGTCTGAGCCGCTGGTGCCGAGCGTGACGACCTCGGTGGGCTGGTTCCCGACCGCCTTCACCACGTGGAGGCCCGTGGAGTCCATGATCGCCGCGTCCCCCGACGGGTCACCGGCTACGATCCGCGTAGACAAGCGGATTGTGTCAGCCAGTAACTCGCCCGTGACCTTCGCCTGCCCGGCCTGGAGCATCTGCGTCGTGACCTTCGCGAACGTCGCGACCTTCGCCCACAGTTCCTCGCTGGCGGTGATCTTTGGTGCGGTGACAGCGCCGTCGCCCAGTTGGACCGCGCCCACCGAGCCGGGGACCAGCACCTTGCCGGCGACAAGCATGTAGTCTTGCCAGGTCTTCGCGGCGGCGGACCAGACCTTGACGCCGGTGGCCTGCTTGTCGGCCCCGGTGACCACCCACAGGTCCCCGTCGACGGGGTCGGCGGGGGCGGTCCCGGCGACGGTCACACGACCAATCGCCCGCTTCAGGGCGTTCGCGGCCGCCTCACCCGACGTGGTGGCGGCGTCCTTCGCGGCCTTGACCTCGTCGGCCAGGCGCTTCTGTGCCGCGTCGATCTCGGCCTTGGCGGCGTCAAGCTCGGCCTTGGTGCCGGCCGCCTCCAGGGCGATCCGGCCCGTCGCGCCCGTAGCGCGCGCCTGGCCGCCCTCGGGCAGGGAGGCCGGGCTCACCACCTGGTAGACCCTGCCGGTGCCGTCCTGGAGGCACACGCACTCCGCACCGATGGCGGTGACTCCGCCGTCGGCCGGGGCCACGACCTCACTCACGGGGTCATCGGCCGGCAGCTCGACGCGGACCATGCCGCCGTCCTCGATGTCGACGACGCGGCCAGTGGCCCACGTGCCCGCCTGGCTGCCGGAGCCGTAGGACGCCTGCTGCGACGCGACGGCGGTGCGCGGGGACGGCTTGCGGTCGATCCACAGGTTCGGTCTCACCATGCCAGTTCCTCCACGTCGACTCTCATCTGCCCGCCCGGCTTGTCCACCGGCAGGCTGTAGGCGGTCACCTTGCCGACGATGATTTCGTTCGCGTCGGTGTGGACGGCGATCACGTCGCCGGCCTCCAGGCGGGGGTCAGGGGCGATCTCCACGGAGCGTTTCGACGCCGCCGACAGGGCCGTCTCCATGTTCGTGAGCGCCGCCTTCTGGACGGCAGCGCGACTGTCGGCGGAGTTGATTTCCTTGCGCTCGGTCACCCAGCCATAGACGGCGGGCTCGTAGGGCCAGGAGGCCGCCGTCGCGGTCCCGGTCCACTTCACTGCCGGTTTCTTGTCGTTGGACTGCTGCGGGCTGCCGACGGTCACCCACCGGTTCGGGCGGCGCTCCACGCTCTTCCTGGGAGCCTCCACGAGCAGGTCACGGCCCGTGTATCGGGCCACCGGCATGCGGGCAGTCGTCTGCGCCCACAGATGCAGGCAGCCATCGCTCTTGATCGCCCAGTTGATTCCCCTGGGGTGGCACAGGTCCCGGATCGCCTCAGTCCTAGAGTGACCCCACTGCGTGGACGCGGGCACCAAAGGATTCGGGGTCCCAGGGTCCAGGACCACCGGGAGAGTCCCAGCGAGCCGCTGCGCCTCAGACAGCACAGTCGCCCCACGGGGCGGGGACGACGGCCACGCCATCGGATCCTGCTCCAGAACCTGGAGCAAGTCCAGGCACTCCACCTTCACCTTCCCGGAGGCATCCTCCTCCCAGGACTGGTGCTGCCACCACCCCAGGTCCACCTCATCGCGGCCGGCCGGGGTCTCAAGGACGGCGACGACGTGACTGCGCTGCCCGTAGTTCGCGAGCGGGGCGGCTGGCGATTCTGGCACCCACCCTGACGGGCAGGTGTAGGACAGTTTGCCGGGGACCACCCTGTCGGACGCCCAGTCGATCTGCACGTCCTCGCACGGGACGTCCAGGGCGACCACGGTCCGCCCCAGGTGGACGTCGATCCGCGCGCCGACGGCGACAGGCCCGGCCAGCGCCTCAGTGCTAGGCCCCGGCCTCATGGCATCCCCTGCACGCGCCTGGCGACCTCAAGCGCAGACCACGCCTGCCAGCCCGGAGTATCCGGGTGCGCCTCCCCGTAGTCCGCCCACTCACCCCACGTGGTCACCGGGACAGCCCCCTGCGGAGCACCGTCATCGCGGGCCTCGTGAGCCGTCCACTTCACCGTCAGCTCGATCAGATCATCGATGAGCCGCTTCCGGGAGACGCCGGTGACGATGACCATCCTCGGAGGGACCCCCGCCGTCGGGGCGGCCGGGATGAGCATGATCGGGTGATGGGCCTGGAGCACCCACCACAGGTAGGGCTCATAGTCCGGGTGGCAGGCGATGACACCGCTGCCCGTCTCGGGCTCATCCCGGAGCGCCCACCGGGTCACCCCGCCGACGCGACTGGCCTTCGAGGACCACTCCACGGGGTCCTCATTGCTGACGTAGATGAGGCCGGGTGCGCTGCGGCCGTCCCGGCCGGCCACGTAGACGCCGAACCAGTCCCCGACGGGGCGGGTGAGCGACACACTGTCGCCACCCGCCCGGTAGACGGTCTCGACGCCGGGCGCGGCCAGCCCGTCAGCCACGAGGTGCTGCCCCTCCCCTAGGCGGGCCAGGACGCGGTCACCGGCGGTCACCGTGGCCGGCCCGTCCACGAGGAGGGACGGGAGCCCGGACGTCGTGCCGATCCACCCCTTGAGTGCCATCCTGGCTCCTCTCAGTCGTTGCGTGAGACCTCGACGGCGACCCGCTCAGCCTCGACGCGCATGCGGCCCACGAGTTCGCCGTCGACGTCGCGCACCTCCAGCACCGAGGGCGTGTTGCCGCCCTTGCTGAGGAGGTCGTCGATCTTGGACCACTGGCCGCCGGTGAAGACGGGCTCTGGCTTGCCGGTGGCGTTGAGGACCGTCGCCAGGCCCGGCTGTAGTAGGCCGCCGGAGTCGAACTTGTAGAGCCCGGTCGACGGCGACCCGTAGATCGGGGTTTCCCGCACGGGGATGCCGAACGTTGGGGCCTCGATCATCATCCCGTTGCCGGAGGCGATCGCGATGTGGTGCGCCGGAGCACCCCAGAACAGGAGCGTGCCGGGAGTGTTGTAGGACCCGCCGGGCGTGCTGCCCGCCTGATAGCCGGCCGCCGTCAGACGCGGAATCTGGGAACCCATCTGGTGGGCCGCCCAGTACACGAGTCCCGAGCAGTCGACGCCGGGCGGGATCGAGGATCCGCCCCACACGTAGGTTGCGCCGATAGCTTTGCGCGCGGCGTTCACGATGTCGCTGGCGGCCATCGTCGCGGTCTTGCCCTTGAGCCACTGGCCGAAGCCATCGACCCACTTCCCCGGCAGGGCGGCCGCCATGTCCTTGAAGAAGCCACTGCCGGGGAGCCCGGCCATGACGGCCTTCATGGGGGCGCGCATCAGGGCATCGACCGCCCCGAGCGGGTCGGAGATGATCGAGGAGACCGCGTCCGCCGCGCTGGAGATCCAGCCGGTGGCCGTGTCCCAGCCCGAGCTGACGGTGCCCTTGATCTTGTCCCAGATGCCGCCGTCGGCGAAGGCGGCGAACCGGGCGCCCGTGTCCCCGCCGGGGATGTGCGCCCCGCTCGAGCCCCGCGCGGCCGCGTTCATCCGGTGGACGGCCGCGGGGCCGCCTACCGCCTTCACCCACTCAGGCCTCATGATGGCCTCACCACCGGACAGGGCGATAGCGCCGCCACCATCGGGTGAGTAGAAATGGTAGATGTCCTTGCCTGGCGAGTATCCGGGTAGGACACCACCACTGGCGTAGCCGGGGATCGGGCTGACGTCCGGGAGACGGAGCGAGAGACCCAGTTTCTCCGCAATGGAATCAGCCGTCTTCTTAATGCCATTCTTGTAGACGGTATTAATGATGAAGTTGATCGGCTTCGCAGCGATTCCCTTAACGGAATCCCACACGGTCTGAATACCAGACTTCATATTCTCGAAAGCCTTTTTGATATTCGTCGTGACCGTGTCGAAAATAGGCTTCAGAGTGTCCTGGAACCAGGATGCCACCGTGTTAATGGTGCTCTTGATTCCATTCCAGACGGTCTTGATTCCGCCCCACAGGAGGTCGGCACCATTCTTGATGCCATTCCACACCGTGGAGATGACGGGCTGCACATAGGTCTGGAACCAACTGACGACCGTGAGCACGGTTGACTTGATGCCGTTCCAGATCGTGACGATGCCATTCCATAGGAACTGGGCGCCTACCTGAATCCCGGTCCACACCGCGGAGATGACCGGCATGACGTAGGCGGTGAAGAAATCTGCCACCACTTGCACGGCCGCCTTGATCCCATTCCAGATCGTGACGATGCCGGCCCACAGGAATTGTGCGCCCGCCTGAATCCCCGACCAGACAGCGGAGAGAACCGGCATGACGTAGGCGTTGAACCAGTCGACAGCGACGCCGACGGCAGCCTGAATCCCGGCCCACACAGCCTGAATCCCAACCCACAAATACTGTGCGCCGGTCACAATCCACGACCAGACCGTCGCCAGTGTTGGGGCCACGTAGGCCATGAACCAATCCACAGCCAACTGGACCGCGACCTGGATCAGGGTCCACACCACAATGAACGGGATGGACAGTGCCCAAATTCCCACCTTGATAGCCGTCCATACGGCCTCAAAAACCGGCACCACATAGGTGCTGAACCAATCGGCCACCGCCTGCACCGCAGTCTGAATACCCGACCAGACACCAGACACAATGCCTACGAGGCCGTTCCAGATGCTCCCCAGGACCCCCACAGCGCCCGTGATAGCCGGCACCACGTAGGAGGCGAAGAACCCAGACACGGCGTTCCACACCGTATTCCAGGCCGAGCTGAGAGCATTCAGGGTCGCATCCCAGTATGGGGCAATCCAGTCCAGAAACTTGTGGAACTCCTCGGTGATAGCCGCCCACGCCTTCTTGCCCGTCTCCGTCTGGGTAAAAAACCACGCCAAGGCGGCGACGACGGCAAGAATCGCCGTCACGATGAGAATATACGGGTTCGCATTCGAGACCACGTTGAAGGCCGCCTGGGCATTCTTCGCGGCATTGACAGCGCCTTCCATGGACTTGAGGCTGGTCACCCACTTCAGGATGCTGCCGGCCTGCTTGATCGCGTCAATCGTCGTCGTGGCCTTGTGGAGACCATAGAAGGCGGTGGCCGCGGTGCCGACCGTGACGGCCAGGGTGGAGAGCATCCCCTTGTGCTCAATACCCCAGGCTGTCGCGGTCAGGAGTGCGTCGCCGACCTTGACGATGGCGTCACGCAGGCCCTCCAGGAAACCGGTCAGCGGCGAATTCGGGTCGAGCCCGAAAAGGGGCTTGTCCGTCTCCCCGGTGAAGATGATCTCCGTGAGACCCTGCACCGACGGAATAAGCGTGTCGTTAATCCACGTGCCGGCCTCGATAGCGGCATCGCGGACACTGAAGAGGAAATCCACAAGGGCAGAATCCTCTTCGAGGCCGAATAGCGAATCGGGGCCCTGATAGTCGCCGGAAAAAAGGATGCTAGCGACGCCCTGTAGGCCGGGCACAAGCGTGCCAGTGATCCAGTCACCGGCCGCGCGAGCGGACTCCCCGACCTTGAACAGGAAGTCGACAATACCGGAATCCTCTTCGAGGCCGAAGAGTTTATCGGACCCATCAAACTTCCCCTTGGAGAGGATATCCCACACGCCCTGAATTCCGGGCACCAGTTTATCGTTAATCCACCCGAAAGCCGCCTCGGCCCCGGTGGCGACATTCCCCATGAAATCCGTCAGGGCGGGCTTGATCTGGTCGACGATACCCATCGCCCCGGACACGAGAGCCGCCTCAAGGTTCCCCCACGCGCCCTCAATCGTCTTGGTCGACGTCGCCGCCTCCTTGGCGACATCCGTCATACCAAGGTCCATCACCGCGGCATTGAACTCCTCGGCGGTGATCTCGCCCTTCTCCATCGCCTCACGGAAATTCCCCGTATAAGCACCGGCCTCAAGGAGGGCCTGCTGGAGTTTCCCGGACGCACCTGGAACAGCGTCGGCGAGCTGATTAAAGTTCTCGGTGGTGAGTTTCCCCTGACCGGCGGTCTGGGTGAGCACCATGCCGACGGACTTGAATGTCTCGGCATTTCCGCCGGCGACCGCGTTCAGGTTGCCGGCCGCCTCGGCGAGTTTGTCGTAGCCCTGGACGTTGTTGGACGCGAGTTGGGCGGTGATCGACTGAATATCCGATAGGCCGTAGACGGTCTTGTCCGCGTATTCCTTCGTGGACTTGGTGAGCCGGTCGACGTCGGCCGCGGACTTGCCCGCGAATCCCAGGGTGTTCTTGAATTTATTGGTGGCATCGCTGGCGTCGATGGCCTGCTTCGCGATGTCCGAGAAACCAGCCGCGAGCCCGACGGCGGACGTGACAGCCAGCGCCCCGGCCGCGATCTTCCCGACCTTCTGGAAAGCGCCACCCAGGCCGCTCGTGATCTTCCGCTCGGCCGGCTTGGTGTCGACGTCCCCCAGGGCCTCCTTGAGCTGCTGGGAGATCGCCTTGGTGGAGAGGGCCACCTGGATCCAGGCTGTGCCAATAGTGTGTCCCGTGGGCTTGCTACCAGCCATCCCGGCCCCTCCTCTATATGCTGGGAGGCCCCACAGCACGCCGCTGTGGGGCCTCCCCTCGTGTGGTTATGTGCTGGCCTGGGCGGCCAGTTCTGGGTGCCTGGCGAGCCAGCGGCGGGCCTTGGCGTCCTGCCGCTCCTGGGCCTCGCGGGCCTTCTGCTGCCAGCCCGGTTCGGGCGGCTGCGGCGGCTTCGGCAGGTCGGACTGCTTGGCTCCGACGGCGCTGGCGATGTAGCAGCAAATCTGCCAGGCGGCCATGCGCGTGGCGGTGACCTCATCGGAGAGGGCGACGTCCCCACCCATCGCGCGCCCCAGAGCGCTGCCTGGGGGTAGGCCCCGGATGAGGACCAGCAGCCTGCGAGGCGTCAGCCGACCCCGGTAGAGGTCCAGTAGGTCGACGCCGTACACGCGTAGCAGGTCAGCCTCGATCTCCTCCCCATGCTCCCGCAGGAGCGCGGGGAGGGCGATCAGTTTCCCGCGTTCAGGACCTCAAAAACCTTCTGGAGGAAGGTGCCCATGGCGTCAGCCGACACCTTCCCGTCCTTGCGGACGTGGTTCTTCACCTCGTCGTAGGCGTCACCCAGGACAGCCTTGGTGACGCGCATCATCGCGGCCGGTGAGGCGCTACCATCCTCCATCGCGGCCAGCGCCTCGATCACCTCCCAGTCGGACTGGAAAGCCGTCGGGTCAACGGAGACGGTCAGGCCGTCGACGGTCACCTCGACGATGCCGCCCCCCTTGGCCTCGGCCTCCTGGAAGTCGCTCGGGGTCGCGGCCCCGATCTCGGCGGCGCGCTTCCCGGTCTCACTGGTCTTCTTGCTAGTCATGTCGGTCCCTTTCGGTGTTGGCGGTCCCAGATTGTGGTGACCCCACCCCGGCGCAGGGACCGACCATCCGCGCCGGGGCAGGGAGAATGAGGGCCTTATCAGGCCGGGATCAGCGACTTCGCATTCGAGTAGATGACGTAGTCGCCCAGGACCGAGAGCTTGTAGGACCAAGCCGTCAGTTCGCCCACCTTGAACGCGACCTCGCCACGCTCACCGAGCTCGAGGCGAGGGAAGACGATCCGCATGCGGGTGCGGGCGTCCCCGGTGGAGGCGGTGTCGAAGACGTCGAGCACGCCACTGAGCACGGTCACCGTGCGCTGCGCCTTCGCCGTCAGTTTCGCAACGTCGGTCTTCTGCGGGCCGGCCCCGATCTGCTCCTGAATCTTCTCCGCCTTGGCGTTCAGGAAGCGGGTCACGATGTCCAACTGCGACTCCAGGAGGGCGGCCTCCAGGCCGGTCTCCGAGGAGTCCATGAAGGTTCGGACGACGCCATGGCCTTGGTGGCCTTTGATTTTGGTGACGGAGTCGTCCATGGTGAGCTTGATTCCGTCGTCGGACAGCCACCCGCAGTCCTTCAGGGTGGCGGGGACGGCGGTGGTGAGGCCCTGAATCTTGGAGGCGAGGGCGGCGTCATAGGGGCCAAGAAAGAGTGAGTCATCGTCCGACCCGAAGCCCAAGACGTTGTCGGCATTCACTGCCATTGGTGTTCTCCTTACGGTTGGTTCCGTGTGGTGATCTGGTAGGTGGCCGTCGCTCGGGCGGCCGTGATAGTCGGGTCGGGCGACTCAGATGGGGCGTTCCCCGTGACCTTCGTGACCGGCCAGTCGCGACCAGCCACGAGCGCATTCACGGCGGCGTCAACGCGAAGGGCCAGGCGCATTGCCTGGCCCGTAGTGGGAGCGAAACTGTCGATGGTGACCTGACCGGTAGAGAGGACCCGTTGGTGCTGACCCTGACCGCCCGTAGCGATCACCAGCACCAGTGGCCCCGGTGGGTCCCCATTCGCATAGGGGATGCTGGACACGACCTGCACGTCAGGCAGGGACACCTTCAGGGCCGCCATGACCAGGGCCTTCGTGTCCCGAGACGTGCCGGCCATCAGCCGTCACCTCCCCCGATGCTGCCCAGCACCCGCTCCAGGGTGTGGTGCTTGATCTGCTCCATGCCCGCCGCCCGCGTGCCAGCGTGGACGTAGGCGCGGGCGCGCTTCCCCTTGTTGGAGGAGTGGACCTTGAACCCGTCCCCCGCGCGGGCTCGCAACTCCTCGGCGGCCTCGTTGACGACGCCCTGGGCCTCATCGGAGGACACGAGCGCCCGGACGCCCTTGCGGTCGAGCTTGAATCTCACGACGCCCATCAGGCGCCCCCCGTCTGGTGTGGGTCGGTGGCGGCGTGGAGCGTCACCACGGTCCCCTTGGGCCAGCGCGCCGGGGCACCCTCGACGCGGTACGTGACGCCTGCGATGCGCAGCAGGTCCGATGAGCGGATGTCCGGGTGCTTGCCGCGCCAGTACAGGGTGGGCTGGCTGACGACCGGCAGAGACCCCGCGCTGATGGGCTCGCTAGTGCCGCCGGGGTTGAACAGGGCGGGCGGCAGGGCACTCTCCAAGACCGGTCCGGGGACAGCCTCACCGTACTGATCTGTGCCGCCGTCGCCCGCCCTGAGTCTCGTCACGGCAACCAGCCCAGTGGCGATCACGGGGCCACCGCCGGAGCCAGTAGATCCACCTCGAACGCCGCCGACCGGCGGCCGCCCAGTTGCTTCAGTTCAGCCGCCCTGAGGAACAGGTCGCCCTCGGGGTTCGAGTAGGTGTACTGGTCGGTGAACGGCCCCGTCACGTGCATCTCCGACGCCAGGAGGCCCCTGGGCTCGGGGAGCCCGTCAGCCGCCCCCTGCTCGGCCTGGAGCGCCCGCTTCACGACCGCGCAGCAGATGCGCTTCAACGTCACCAGAGACGCGTGCTGCCAGCGCGGCGCGGACGCCTTGATGAGGTCCGTCGCATCCTCCAGGAGGACCGCGGCCCGCCTATGCTCCTGCTCAGACAGGCCACGCCACCGCGCCTCAAGGTCCTCGACCGTGGCGAAAGCGTCAGCCATTCTTGCCCCGCTTCGGGGTCTCCTCCTCAGGCGGGGTGGCGTCCTCGGGGGCCTCGGGCTCCGTGGCGTCCTCGGGGGCCTCGGGGCTGGTCTCGGCGTGCTCGCCACCAATATCGGCGGCGTCGATACCCCACTCCTCCAGCAGCGGAGCAAGCTCCTGCATCGTGGCCTCATCCACCTCGGCGACCCCATCCACGAACTCAACGCGCGGGGTAGTCACCAACAGCGACGGGTGCTTGTAGCAAGTGATCCTCATGATTCCCTCTCTCTCCGGGCCAGGCAGGGGCGCCCCACACACTGCGAGGCGCCCCCATGCCGCGTCAGCCAGCAGCCACCGTCAGGCAGCCATGTGCCTTCTCGTTGCCGTACTCCAGGCCAATCTCGCCGTAGAGCTGCACGTCATCCGACGCGCCGGTCTTCGCCAGCGGCTCCGCGAAAAAGTGACCCTTGCCGGGGATCTCCATGAAGACCGGAGACAGCTGCTCCAGGGACGCGACGATCAGCTTCGTGGGCGGAACGTAGCGGTTCAGCATGATGTTCAGGGACCCGAAATCGGTCTCGATGGTCTTCAGGTTGACGCCTCCGATGTTGCGGGACGACTCCTGGTACTTCGCCTCCTTGATGAAGACTCGGGTGAGGGCTCGCTTCAGCGTGGAGTTCACGATGAGGGTCCTGGTCTCGCCCTCCTGGAGGCCGCCGCTGTTCCAGACCTTCTCGATGAGGTCCACGACGTCGGCCTCAGTGAGTTCACTGGCCTTGTGGGTGGTGGTCGCCACGTTCGTGGCGATCGCCTCGATGAGGCCGCGAGTCTTGCGGGGCGTCTGGTTGTCCGTCGGCTTGGCGTACTTCCCCGTGATGAAGGTCTTCTCGACGTCGCGGCCGATCTGCTTCAGCTGGGTGCCGATCTGCCAGGCCAGCTCGTCGGCAGGCAGAACGGTGCTGCCGATGGTGACAGTCGTCGACCCGGTTGCCGGGGTCACCTGCTTGGTTGCCCCCTGGGCGGTGTAGGAGACGGACACGGCCTCCTGGTGGATCTCGGTCACATTGGAGGCAGCGAAACGCTTGCGGGCCTCAAAACCGGGGGCCTTCGCGCCCTCAGTGCGCTGGCGTCCGTCCTCGGCGTCACGCAGGTCGTAGCCGGACCAGGACCACTCGGTCCCGCCGATTGACTTGCCGCCGGTCAGGCCACCGATCGAGGACAGCAGTGGCGTGTCCTCCGGGCTGGCGGCGAAGAGTTCACCGACGTAGTTGGGGCATGAGTAGGTGGTTGCCATACCGGTAATGCCGGGCATGGTCATTCCTTTCGTTCGTGATGGCTCATCAGTGGGAGCCGAGCTTCAGGGCCTTCAGGGAGGCCGTGAGAGTCCGGTCACCAGCTGCTTCTGCTGCGGCGATCCGCTCATCGAGGGAGGCGGCTCCCGCTCCGGGCGGGTTACCGTGGTGGCGGACGACCGGCTGGGCGGGCGCCTCGGCGGGCTTGGCCTGCTCGGCCGCCCACGCCTTGACCTGCTCGGCCCATGCGGACGGGTCGTCGCCGGGGCCTGCGAGGATGTCGACGGGGACGCCGGTCTTGGCGGCGACCTCGGCGCGCTCCTTCTCGGCCCTCATCGCGACCAGGTCAGCCTGGAGTGCGGCGAGCGTGTCGGCCTGCTTCTGGGCCTCGGTCTTGCCGGCGTCCTCGGCGGCCTTGATCTTGGCGGCGAGGTCGTTGGCGCGCTTCTCGGCCTCTCGGCGGGCTGCGCGCTCGGCGGCCAGGGCCTTCTTCCCGGCGTCCCCTAGGGCCTCGGTGGTCTCGCCCGTCGCGGGCGCCTCCCCCGTGGTCTCGGTAGGGTCGGTCGACTCCGTGGCCTCAGCGGCCTGGGCGGTCTTGTCCATTGGGTTCTCCCTCGGTGATAGGTGCCATCGCGGCACGACAAAGCCCCCACCATCGCGGCAGGGACTCATAGGTAGGTTGGGTCACTCGGCGGGCTTGATCCCGTCAGTGAAAGACTCAGGGGCTAGGCGGCGCATCTCGGCGGCGATCACCTTGTCGTCGACGGTGGCACCGGACGCCTTCACGGCCGCCCTCGCCTCGTCGTAGGCGGTACGCAGGGCCTTCGGGTCATAGCCGTCGATCGACGGCTTCTGCCCCTTCCACAGTGGCGTTGGGACGCACGAGCAGTGATCGTGGTAGGCGTGCCCCTGCCCGGCCGTCGCAGCACTGGCGTAGACGAAACCACGGGACGCGAGCATGCTGCACCAGGCGCAACAGCCACCAGGGCCGGGCACGCGCGCCCACCTAGGCTTGGCGGGGTCCATGGCGACGTTACGGTGCACCGTGTCCTTCCCCTGCTGCCCAATGAATCGGGCCAGCGTGTTCCCCAGGGTGGCCTGCACCCCAGCCGGTTCAGCGCCCCACAGGCCGCCAACCGCCCAGCGGGTCGCCTGCGCCACCTGCACCTCGGACGGCCCATCAGCCAGGATGGCCGAGTAGGGGCCGCCGACGGCGTCAGCACGCAGCCGCTCATACCACTCCGCCGCACTGGACGAGGCCAGGTCCCCATACTGGGCGACGATGGCCGGCATCACCACCAGGAGAGCATCACGCGCACCCCCAGGGGATGACAGGTCCAGGCGCCCGAACGCCGCCGCCAAGGCGGCCAGCGCCATCCGCGTAGCCTCATCCAGGCCGCGGGACAGACGCTCCAGGTCAGCCCGCGTCGCCACCAGCGGTCACCCCAACCGGGGCCTCGGCGGGCTCCTGCGGCGCTTGCTCGGCCGGGGCTGGCGTGGACGCCAGCAGACGATCCAGCACACCACCAGCCTGCGCCCGCTTGATCTGCGACCTGATACGCACGATCTGCTCAGCCGAGTAGCCCAACTCTTCCAAGGCCACGTCAGTCTGAGCGAGCTCGGGAATCGCGCCGATCTGCTTGACCATGGCGTCGGACTGGCTGACGACGGACGGCATGGCCGGGTTACGCCACCTCGTGGCGAGGTTGCGCACCTCGTCACCCATCTCCGAGACAGGGATGCCGTCGCGGAGACAGATGGCGTCCTGAACGATCCTGTTCAGGCCGTAGCCGATGCTGCGCGTGGTGTTCATCGCCTCGACAACCAAATCCTCTTTGGCGGCGTAGATCGCCTCAGCCGAAGACGGGTTGTCCTGGACGATCCCGAGCGCGGAGATAGGCAGCGACGTCGCCGAAGCGAACTCCGCCGCCAACGCCCTCTTCATCGCCAGGAACGGCTCCATGGACTGCTGCGGGATCACCTGAAGGTCAGGCTTGTCCCCATCCTCATCCTTCGGGAGGGACTTGAGACGCCCCATGTACCAGGACCAGAGCGGAACCTTCTCACCCTGAGCGTCCTGGAACATCGTCTCATCCGCCCCCAGCAGCAGCAGCGCTGGGGCCGCATACAGGTCGCTACTGACCTCGGTGCGGAAGCCAGCCCTGACGACGCGGTCCGTGATGGACATGACCTCACGGCTGATACGCGACCGCCCAAACGGCCTGCCGAGCGCGGGCCGGTACGGAAGCGGCTCCATCGGGACACGCCCCAGACCATGATCCATGCGGGCGACAGCCACCCAACCCCGGTCCCCCAGAGCCAGGCGAGTCACATGCTCGGACGTCAGCAGCAGCATCGACGTCGGTTTGCCGTTGTCGTCGGCGGAGTCCACCAGCAGGCCAGCCTCCAAGCCGCGACGGCGCACATCCCACAGACCAGTGGCCCACAGGGCATCAGCACCCGTCACAACCACGTCAGGGTCACCCGCAACCGGGTCCCCCGGCAGAGCCACCACGAACGAGCAGCAGTAGGTCAGGGTCGCGTCCACAAGCTCAGGAACCAGCAGGTCGAAGCGATTCTCGTGGAGCAGGCTCATGGCCCCTAGGGGGTCCTCCTCGCCCGACGGCGACGTCACCCCATCCCACATGCACCGGGACGCCAGCGACGTGACGGCCTTATCCGGCCAGCCACACACGATGTCCAGTTGGGACCTCATGTAGGGCGGCACGGAGGCACCCAGGAACGCGACATTCACCTGCATGTCCCGGTACTGCCGGCGCAGCGCGTTCCGGGCGCGCTTGGCCTGCCACTGCTTGACCAGGCGTGCCATGAGGGCGGCGTCATCCTCGGCCAGGCCAACGACGTCGGTCGGGACGGGACTGTAGTAGGCCATCAGGTCCATCACATCACCACCCCCACACGGGAACCGGCCAATTCGCGCGGCCTGCGCTTCGTTGTCTTCGTGGCCCAATGGGCCAGCGTCAGTGCGTCCATGCCCGCCGACGTCATCCCCTCCGGGGCGGTCCAGCCGAACCCGCCGGATGTGCCGATCTTCCGACGGGAGATGACGGCAGCCTCAGCCTCAAGCTCAGCGTCGTCCAGGTGCGACAGGGTGCGGTCTCGGATCGCGGCGTCCATCATCGCGTGAGCGCTGATGACTTGATCCGTCGTCGGCGTCCAAATCACCTTCGGACTGAAGCCCGCGGAGCGGAGCCGGTCAACCAGGTCGCCGGCACCGGACTTGCCGTCGACGACGATCTGCGCCCACCGGTCCCGATGCTCCAGCAGGTAGTCCAGAATCCAGTGGACGCCCTCACCCATATTGCGCACCCCCTGCGAGGTGCACAGTTGGGCGTAGACGGCCTCGCTCTTGCGCTCTGGCTTGCGGCCAGCGCGGGCCAGGGCGACGGTACTGCCGTCGACGCTGAACCTCACGGCCGCGCACCAGCGCAGCCCCGACGGGGCGTCATCCACCGTCAGTGCGTTCCAAGCTTCACGACCAATCGCCTGACTGGCGACCTCCGGGTCCCAGATGCCCATGCCCTCACGCCGGAAACTCTCAGGCCCCAGTTGGCGTTTCATCCGCAGGATCGAGGATTCTGGCGTCCTGTGCGGGAAACTCGGGTTGCCTTTCCGCCACTGGCGGCGGTCCTCCGGGTCGGCGTCGTCATCCGCGCCAACCTCGACGTACAGGCCATCGCGCATCTCCCCCGCGAGCGCTTGCTTCCTGAATGTCGTGAACGCCTCGCTAGGGTCCGTCGGCCGGGGGGGCGTACCCAGGCGCAGGATCAGCGGGTTCGGGGCGGTGTTGACCGCGGGAACCATGTCGTCCAGGGCGCGCTGGCCGAGAATCTGGGCCTCATCGAAGGTGATGATGTCGACGCCGGCAAAGCCGCGGCCGAAGCCGCCCTCGCGAGCGCCGAAGAGGATGCGACTGCCGTTGGTGAAGCGAATCTGTTGCTGGCCGTTCGCCTGGCGTGGGCGGCCGTCGATGTAGGGCGCGATCTCGGGCTTCAGAGCGAGCCCCTGCATCGAAGCGAACGTCTCATCAGCGGTGCGGGTCCTGTGCGCCGTCCACAGGACGAACAGGCCCTCCTGGAGGGTGCACAAGGCGAAAACCATCGCCCCGAAGGTATAGGTCTTGCCCACCTGGCGTGGCATCGACACCTGTACGCCGTCGATCCCGGCTGCGTACAGGCCGTCCTTGCGCTTCGCCAGGATCGCGCGCCCCAGCCCGTCCTGCCAGCGGTCGAAGCTCAGGCCGAAGCGCTTGGCGCGGTCCCTGACGGCCGGCCAGCCCGTGGACGTGATGCCCTCGGGCAGGATGAGGTGCTTCGCGATGTCGGACAGGCGGGGCTCAGATGTCTCCGAGCCCATCCTCATCCTCCGTCGCCTCCGTCGCCGTCTGCCGCTCATGCTCCTCACGAGCCAGGTCAATCTCCCGGATCGTCTTGTCCACCTCGAGCAGGCGACGGGACAGGGCAGCCAGGTCGCGTGGGGGTGTCTCAGGGGCGTCCACAGCGGCAGCAAGGCGGCGGCGCATCGCCACCATCACGTCCCTACTGTCCCCGTGCTCTGTCGCCCCCAGGACGCCCTCAGGGGCCGTGGGGGCAATCTCGCCATCCTTCACGGCGCGAAGTTTCCTCGCGGCACTCATAAGCACCCCCTTGGGAAAAAACAGTGGGGAGAGATGCCGCTATACCCACGGGGGGGCGAGAATGGCCGGGCGGGGGGTATGCCCCCCTGTCCCGGTGTTTCTGGTGGCTACTCTACCATGTTTCTGCGTCGGTTGTCTGTTGAATTCTGATTGGCCGGTTGCGTTTCCGCTTTGGCGGACGCGATCTGCGTCCGTTTCCTTTTTTCTGGTTGCATTTTCGGCAGATGATTTGAATATTGTCTAATGAGTCGTTTCCACCTCGACTGTGAGGCACGATGTGGTCGGCCTCGGGTGAGGATGGTAGTAGGCCAGCGTCCCAGGTGAGGCGGACGTGGCAGATGGGACAGTGCTCTAGTCCTGCCGCGCGCGCTGAGCGCTTGGCTGCTGCCGCGTTGTGGAGCCAGCGTGTAGTGCCGGTGCGTGAGGTGGTCACGTGTCCTCCTCGCGCGCGTGTGCGCAGGCCAGCGCCACACGCTGCTGTGCGTGGGCGCTGGCCTCGCTTCTCCCCATTCCCTTCTCCCCAGAAGGGTAGGCAGTAGTGGAGCCCAGCACCTCGTGGGTGGCTGGGCTCTGACACTTTGCCTATGTTCGTATGATGCGCGTTTCAGTAGCGGTGTGCAAGTGGTGGCGCACGCTGGCGTGTTGCGGTTTGATCACAGGGTTGGGGTGTGCTTGTTGTGGGGTGCCCCTTATCGTTCACCCCCTGCCCCTGTGTTGTTACCCCTGCCCCCTTGTTTGATGGGGGTGCCCCTTGCTTTTGAGGGGGTGGGGTGCTTGCGATAGGGCCCCGCCTTTGTAGGTCCACCCCTCTTTGTTGTGGCCTACCCCACTGTTTGCATGCACCCCCTAGGCTTGCGTCCATTCGGTATGCAGGCATACACTTAAGCCACCGGAACGAACCGAAAGGAACTCCCCAGAATGTCCGCCGCCATCGCAGCCGCCACCTACCTGGCCCGCTACTACGGCCCCGAGGCCGTCACCGTCTACTCCCTCCCCGACGTCGAAGGCGAGGCTATCGATGTCCACTGGGCCGGCGGACTCGCCACAATCCACCAAGTGAACAGCGCCGTGTGGCGCGTGAACTGCGCCCTCGCCCACCAGGACGTGAACCTCCTCCGCCTGCCGAAGACGGTCGAAGAGATGATCCTCGCCGCCAAGGCGACCACCAACTGACCACCCCCCATCGCCCGCCCCATTTCGGGGCGGGCGCCCAAGAAAGGAACCCCTCATGGCCCGCTACAACTGGAACCCCGCCAAGTACTACGACATCCCTGGTGCCGTCCTCGCCGCTGACGCCCTGGACGGGGCGCACATCACCCTCTGCCTGGACTCCGTCGACGACGAAGTGCAGGCGGTAATCTTGGTGCGTCACCCTGACGGCTCCTACTCGACGACGGAGGACCCCGCTTGCTGGTCCGACCTGGAGGTCTACGTGCCGAGTGAGGAGTGGCCTGAGGAGATCTATGCAGGCCATCGCGGCCCGTCGGAGCGCCACCCTGACCCGGCGGTGACGAAGGCGATCGACGCCTACCGCCGGATGATCCAGGATGCCCTGGACGACTGACCACCCACCTGCCCGGCCCTCATCGCGGGGGCCGGGCCTGACTTAGAAGGAGTAATGATGAGTGCTGAGACTAAGCGGGCGTTGGAGGACGCTCTGGCCGCGCACCTGGCAGATGAGAAGCCTGGCGACATGCTGGGGTCCTGGCTGGTGCTGACGCAGGTGGAATCGATGGACTACGTCGAGCGGGAGGTGGACGCCTATGAGGTGTTCATGAAGGGCAATACTTTCACCATGATAGGCATCTGTGACGCCTGGAAGTATTCGCTCCTGGAGAGTCAGGGAGGGTGTCGTGAGCATGAGTGAGTGTCCGAGCTTGATGGAGTTGGATCGGCTGCGTTGTGAGGTGGAGGCGGTTCGTGAGGCGCTGGAGGCCGTGGAGGCCGAGCGTCGGGCTGCGGCTGTGGCTGCGGTTCGGGGCGGGATGAATAAGCGGTCGGTGGCGCTGGCGGCGGGGGTGACTCGGCAGACGTTGGATAAGTGGCTGGGTGTGTGGCGGCGCACATCCTGATGGGTTGACCCCATTGGGTATGCGGGCATACACTTGAGTCATCAGGAACGAGAAAGGAGCCCCAAAATGAACACCATCCGCAAGGCCTTCAACACCATCAAGAACATCGACTACGCCGCCGCCGGGCAGATCAAGGTCACCGACCTCGTGGATGGCGCGATCGCCATCGGCCCCCGCGGACAGTACGTGCAGGAGAGCCGCAACCTCGGCCTCATCATCAACGGCACCGTGGCCGCCGGGCCGGACGACGACCCCACTGACGCTGACCTCCGCGCCGCCGTCGCCGCCCTCCTCGGCTACGACCCCGAGACCGCCGGCTGACCGCAAACGACGAAGGCGCCCCACCGGTTTGGCGGGGCGCCTTCGTCATGTTCGGCGGTTATGGTCTGGGTCCAGGTAGGGCAGGCGTAGGACGATCGCGAGAGTCCCCCATATGGCCTTCCTGAGGGCGTAGTCGAGTGTTTCTAGCGCCTCTTCTAGGTCGCCTTTCACCTCGTCATCGCGTCCGGGGGCGCTCACTTCATGTCTCCGATTGCGTCTCGCGCTTCGGTGAGCATGCCGATCACCTGCCCTATGGCCTCGGTGGCGTCGGCGGTTGGTAGGCCGGCTGCGAGGCCGCCGATGGCGGCGGCGTGCCCCATCATGGTGATGGTGAGGCTTCTCTTCACGGCCGCCTTGGCGGCTTCCTCGGCGACAATGGCGAACGCCTGATTGAGCACCTCGGCTGTCATGCTGCCTTGTCCTTTCGTCTTGCTGCGGCGGCGAGTAGGTCGCCGACGTGGTATCGGCCGCCTTGGTCGGTGAGGTGGCCTCGGTGTTTCCAGAGTCGGATGGTACCGGGGCGTGTGGGGTACCCGGCTTGGGTGAGGAGCCTCGCGCCTTCGTCGGGGGTGACTAGCCAGTCGGCGGCCGCCTCCAGGTGGCTCGCGAGGAGGGGCTGCAACTCCCACTGGGTGTCGCAGGCCGGGCACCTAGCCCACGAGGATCCCGCCGCCGCGTAGATGGGCTGGTCGCACACTCCCCGGTCCCCCAAGTCGGCGAGGCACCGCCCATAGAACCGGTGGTCCTCGGGGACGTCCACGAGCGCCATGAGCGCCCGGATGGCGGCCAGGACCTCAGGGATGAGGGCGGCTAGCTCGGGCCGGCCGGGGTACTGGGCGGCCCGCCTGAGGATCCCGGAGACGGCACCCCAGGTTTGGGGTGTGCCGCCACCGAGGATGACAACCCCCGCCCACTTCGCCCATTTGAGTAACGTCCTCTCGTGGGCGCTCGCGGCCTGGATGAGGCCGAGCCGCACCGGGGGGCGGCTGCATGGGGTGACGCTGCCCCCGCCGCCTTGGCCGCGCCTCAGCCCGGCCTTAGCGGCGTCCAGGGCGTCCATGAGCGCCACGATGCCTTGGGCGGCTTCGTCGAGCCGCTGGCAGGCCGTAGCGCTCACGAACCGGTCACCACGCAGCGGCTCCCCCGTCACGGGGCACGTGCGGGCCTCAGTCACCGTCCTGCCCCTCCATGAGGTGGGCAGGGAACCGGGCGGGCTCCAGGTTGACTCCCCCGCCCTGCTCGCGCAGCACGGCCAGCACCTCCCCCTGGAGCGTGTGCTTGGCGAGCAGGAGCTGGCTCTGCTCGCAGTCCACGCTGGCGGCGATGCCGCGCATTTCCTTGGCGATGGCCTGGCGGCTCTCCAGTGTGAGGGATGGGATGAGGATCGAGTGCTCGGACTCGATATCTGCGACCGCGCCATCGAGCAAGCGGGCGGTCATCGCCTTCGCCGCGTAGTGCAGGGCCTCTTCGCGAGAGATTTCAATCACGGCCGTCCTCCTACTCGATGATCTGGGCGGCCCACGCGAGGGCGTGGGCCCCGATGTCAGTGGCGGTGTCATCGTCCCGGTGGACGAGGAAGACCCCGATCCTTTTGACTAGGAGCGTGAACCGCCCATCCTCCGTCTTGGGGAGCTTCAGTTCCCTAGCTTCATCGGCGATCTCAGCCCACGGGTCCAGGAGCCCGCACCACCGAAGGTGCTGCACGGCCTCCTTAGCGATACGGAGCAGGTCCAGGTATTCCGGGTGCTCAGTGTCGCTTGGCATTGACCGCAGCAGGCGAGCCACGTAGCGGTCGACGTCGACCTTGGAGCCCCGGTCGTCGCGCTTCGCATACTTTACTACCGTATCGAGCGGGCTGGGCTTGTCGGCGGGCAGGCGGGAGAGGATGGTGGTGATGGCGTCAGTGACGCGCTGGGAGTCATCTGGGTCGTACATCCCGAATCCCTTCCACGCCTCTTTGAACGCCTTCAGGTGGGCGGTGGGGACGGCCGTGACCTCCTCCCACTCGTCGATGGAGTCGGTCCGGGTGCAGACGGGGTCGACGGTATTTTTCGCGCGAGGGCCGCTCACGAGGAGGTACTTGCCCCCTGGATCCTCCCGTACTGCGAGCGAGCCGTCGATCGGCTCCTCATACTCGGTGCCACGGATGATGCGGATGAGGGGCTTGTCGGGCCAGTTGGTCATGGTTACTCCTGGGGGTCGATGCCGAGGGCGGCGGCGATTCTGGTGTCACTGATGATGATGTTTTTCGGTGCGGCGGCGATGGTGAGTCGGTTGGCGATCCTGAGTTGCTCGCCAACTTCGAGGACGGCCTGGGTGAGGGCTATGAGTGCGGCTGTCGGGTATCGCGCGTGGTCGGTTGCTTTCCACATGTTCTCGTTGAGCGCTTCGAGTAGTGCGGCCGCTTCGTTGCGCCTGAGTACATGGTCGGTCATTTCAATTCTCCTGGGGTTACTGGGTTCGGATTGTGACGTCGCCTGTGTCGGTTTCGTGGCCGCATTTTTTGCAGCGGATGATGGCTATTTGCCCCCAGCGGACTCGGGCGACGTGGTGCGGTCGCTCACTGTTCCCGACCGCGTGGAATTCGACCGTCACTTCCGGCTGGAGGTAGTGGTCACCGCACCGGATTCGGTACTTGTCTGGGTCGTATACGGCCATGTCAGCCTCCGATGATTGCGCGCCAGGTGGCGGTGATGATCCAGATGATGACGCTGATGACGGCGAAGCATGCGGTGAGTGCGAGGGTGAGGCCGACGGCGTATCCGAGCCGCTGCCAGAACGTGTGGTCGGGTTTCATGGGTTCCTCCTTAGGGTGTGTGGGGTGGGGGTGGTGGCTGGCCCCGGCGCGGATGGTCGGGGCCAGCCGTTGGGTCATTTTGGCGTCAGACCCACGACCTGATCCAGTGCCATGCGGCGATGAGGCCGCGCTTGACTGTTCCCATGGTGTCCTCCTCTCGATTAGAAGGGGGGTTCGCCGGTGGGGGCGCCCCCGGTCCCCCACGGGTCCTGCGCCGCTGCGGGGACGTTCCCCGAACCGAACGCCGCCGGCTGTGCAGGCTGCTGCGCGAACCCACCCTGCTGGCCGGTGGGGGCCTGCTTCGTCACCTGGGCTCGCTGACGGCGCAGGTCCGGGCCGATGTGGTCCACTTCGAGTTGCAGGACGCTGCGGTTCTCGCCTTCGCGGGTGGTGTAGTCCCGCTGACCTAGGCGGCCTTGGGCGATGACCCACATGCCCTTGCGTAGGGACTCGGCGACGTTCTCGGCCATGTCACCCCATGCGCTGGCTCGCATCCACATGGTGGTGCCGTCCGTCCACTGGGAGGCGCTGCGGTCGTATCGGCTGGGGGTGGACGCGATGGAGAGGTTCGCGACGGGTTTCCCTGCCGGGGTGAACCGGAGTTCCGGGTCCTGGCCGAGGACACCACACACGGTAATTACGGTTTCATTAGCCAATTGGGTTTCCTTCCTGGGGAGTGGTCATATTCTCGCGTTTTCGTGCGGTTTTCGCGAATCGCGACATGCCGGGGCGATTCGAGTGCGGCCGGTCATCACTTCTCCGTATTTGACGGGACCGTGACATGTTTGGCCAGGATCAAAACCTGGAGCGCGACCAGCCCGTCATCGAACGGGACTACCCGAGGGTTCTCCCGCACGAACCAGGGGAACCGGTCCCCGTCGACGAAGATTCTGCTACCAGAGACGGTGATCTCCTTAGCGAGCCGCACGTCGTCGACCTGGGCGGGGATGTCTCCTGGCTTGGTGGCTGTAGGGGTCACGGTTCCTCCTTGGGGGTGTGGACGATGGTGTAGGGAACGCCGTCGTCAGGTAGCGTGTGGTGCACGCAACAGCAGCCACCAATGACTTCCCAGCCACTTGTCTCGTAGTGCTGCCAGGCATCCCCATTCTTGTCGACGACGACGGTATCGACGGGTAGGTCACTCCCGTCGCCCTCCACCGGGTGCGGGGCGTGCGCCTTAAGGCTGTCGATTTCCTCTTCAAGGACGGCGATGTGGTGGATGAGGGCGTAGATGTCGCCAACCGCACCCCCGCAGCCGCACTTCTCGTACTCGTAGTTCCTGAGCTTGTCGACAATCCTGGATGGGGCGCTCATTTCTCCTCCAGCATTTTGATCGTGGAGTTGAGGTGGTAGTTCTCTTCCCGGAGGGTGGAAATCGTGTTCTTGAGTTCGGTGATCCTGTCCCGGCAGTCGTCGGCGTGGTCTAGTAGGTCTTCGATGTCGTCGGCCATGGTCTCGGGGTCTCCGAGGAGTGCTCCTCCGTAGCCTTTTCCTTCCCGGTAGGCGTTCAGCGAGTCGCGGATGCCCTTGGTGTTCCATAGCCAGGGGTATCGGGTGGCGGGGGTAGTCATTTCAGTTCTCCTTAGGGGTCATTGGAACATGGGGCATGTGCGCTTATGGGACCGGATATCGTTCTCCAGATCGCGGATACGCTCATTAGCCCAATCGAGTTGGTAGCGGGAGTTCTCGGCGTCAGCCTGGGCCGAGTCGCGCTCCCTGAGTGAGTCACTGATGCTTGGACCACCAAGCCCGGCCGGGTCGCCGATCATCTCCCGCTCCTCATAGACCTCCAGTTCCTCAATGCGGGCCTGCATCTCCTTCCGCTCCTCCTCTAGGTCTGCGATGTGCGCGATGAGGGTGCGAATGTCCCCCGGCACGTCGTACCCAACCCCGTCGTTGATAAAGCACTGTAGCTGCCAGACGGTGGCCTCGATGTCTTCCTTGTCCATCAGTTCTCTCCGTTCTGGTAGCGGGTGAGCCAGGCGAGGGCGAGGGCGCCTACCTGGGTGACTTCGGCGATGAGGTCGGCGTTGTGGCCCGTGCCCTGGGCGTTGTCGTAGGTGAGGGCGGCAGCCACCTCCCCGACCTCCTCCGCCAACGCGTAGAAGCGAGACTCGTCCGTGTGGCCGTCGCAGTCCAACGTCATGCCCGGATGCTTGACGGCGGCCCGCTCCCACTCGGCGGCGAACAAGGCCGCCGGGTCCTCGACGCCGTAATCGAAGAGGGTGGAAGCCGCGTCAGCGGCGATCTCACGCAGCTCCCCCATGATAACGTTGCGCCGCTTGATCTCGGGCGTGACCTCGCCGTTGGCGTTCTTGCCGATGATCGCCGCCCCGATGAGGGCGAGACGTAGGTGCCAGCGAGAGACGGAGTGGAGCGTCGAGTCGCTGATGAGCCCCGCAGCAGCCGCGATCTTCTTGGCGGTCTCAGTGAATGGACAGTTGGTCATGGTGTTCCTTCCGGTGGGTGTGGGTGATGAGGATGAGGGTGATGAGGAGGACGGTCATGCCGCCTCCCGCGGGTGGTTGGGGCAGACGACCTCCCCGTCCATGTAGTCGGTGATCTCCCAGCCGAGGCGGCGGGCAAGGCAGTAGGCGGCGTTGAGGAGAGTGATGTTCCGGTCCATGTCGTCTGGCCCTTCCGGGAAGTCGATCCGCTCCTCACAGCCGGGCCAGTCGCAGGACATCGACACGCAGGCCCGCCTAACCGGGATGACCTGGATCATGACTGCCCCCCGTCCTGGAAGAGGTCGGTGGGGTCGGGGTACTGCTGGGGCTGCTCGACGGCCGGGGTCAGGCGGCGGGCTCCGCCGTCCACGCCCAGGTCACGCATGAGCCCATCCACCGTGAACCCCTGAATCGGGAGATGCTGGCCCTGGGCGGCCTTCACCTTCAGCGACCGCAGCCCCGTCAGGTACGTCTCACCCGGCGCACGCATCTCCACGGTGCCGGTCACCTCGAACGGCAAGGATTTCTCCGCGCGCACCTTCCACGTCTTGTCCGTCGTTGGCCGCCCGTTTGCCATCACCGTCACCTGCTCCAAGCGCGCGGTCACGAGCACAGGGCCGGGGTGCGAATTCAGGGCGGTCACGAGCTTGCGCCACTGCCGCTTCGCCGTATTCCACTGGTCGATGGTCATGGAGGTCTTGCCGCGGCGGATGGTGACGGCTTCCTGCTCTCCGATGAGCATGTCCCAGACGTTGGTGATGGAGTCAACAACGATGCAGTTCGGTTTCCCGCCGCGGGTGGGTTCGGCGCTGGCGTCTCGGATGGCCTGGAGGATGGACGCCATGGTGCCGTCGTGCTCGACGATCTCGTAGCGGGCGCCCGGCAGGCTGCCGTACATGTCGGCGTCGCTCTCGCCGACCTCGATCCAGAACGTGCGGCCGATGAGGTCACTCGCGCTGAACGCTGCGGCGGCGTAGGACTTGCCGGACTTCTCAGCGCCGGCGAGGAGGAGGAACGGCCAGGATACCTGCCCGGTCGGCTTGCGCGTCTTGAGAGCCATGGTCAGTCCTTGTCTGAGTCGAGGTAGTAGGCGGGGGCAGAGATTTGGTGGACTTCGGCGGGGATACCGGGCCAGTCCCCCGATTCGAGGCAGTCCCGGTACAGGCGCAGCGCCTTCTCCACCTTCACCTTCCCGAGGTCGTCGAAGCTCCAATCCATCTCACAGACGCTCACGAGGTAGGGGGCGCGTTTGGAGACGACGACGTGGAGGAAGCGCGCGTCCTCGCTGGTGAGGTCACGCCAGATGCGCCGGTACCAGGCTCGCTGCACGTCGTAGCCGTAGCGGGCGGCCGCCCTCGTGAAGGCGTCGGGCTGGGCGTCGTCCGTGGTTTTCAGGTCCACCAGGACGTGCGCGCCGTCCCCGCCGGCGGGGGGCATGATCCAGTCCAGGCGGCCGCGCATCCACACCCCGGTGCCGGGGTCCTCGTTGAAGACGCTGACCTCCGGGTCTCCGTCGGCGAAGATACGACGGCACAGGGGGTGCTCGGTGACGGCGGCGGCGCAGTCGTGGATGGCGTCGTAGACGTCCGCCTTCAACGGGATCCCGCCGTCGGCGCGGACGCCGGCTGCCCACTCGCGGGCCGCCTTCGTCCCCGTCGAACCGGACGCGGACAGCACATCCTCCGGGTAGCACTCCAGGTGCGCGCCCACGCCAAGCACGAGCGAGTGGACAGCGCTCCCGAAGTCGAACTCGGGGCGGGGCGCTCGCGGACTGTTCCTGTAGTGGTGAAGGGCCGCGGGGGCGTCCAGGATCATCTTGGCTTCGGTGGAGGACAGGGAGCGGTGGAGGGTAGGGTCGGAGTGGTACCACTGCTCGTCGAGGCCGTGATAGATGCCTGGCTTGTCGATGATGAGGCTCATAGCGGGTAGGTCCTTACGTTGCTGGGCATGGGGGCTGGGGAGACGCAGGGGTGGCCCTGTGCGGCGAGTTCGGCGACGGTGGGGTTTCCGCGTCGTTTGGGCTTGTGGTGCACGCGGTCGCTTAGACGGATGCCGGCGCGGCGTCTGGCCGCACTGCATGGGCGGCAGAGGCCGTTCCCGTGGTGGAGGCGCGTGCCGGGCCAGTCAGTCACGAGGGACATGGAGGGTCGAAGGCGTCTCCCACAGTCGCGACAGCGCTGCGGCTTCGACCAGTCCAGGACGGTCTTCACTGGAGGCACCCCCCGTCCTTGACCATCTCGGCGCTGGTGAGGACGTCGCTGATAGCGCCGTCTAGGGCGGCTAGCGGCCCGCTCAGGGCGACGCTGGCGAGATCCGCGATGGCCTGCTGCTCGACGGCGACGAGGTCGACCCACTTCCTGATCTGGTCGCCGCGGGACTGCTTGACGAGCCGGGACCGGACGCCACGGTAGTGGCCCTCGGGGGTACGGAGGAGCACCTGCCCGCTGAGCGAGGTAACAGTGAGGTCGCCGGGCTGCCCGGTGGGGCGACGCTCCCCGTCGACGACGAGGATCATCGGACTGGTGGGCCACGGTGCGGGCGACTCGGGGGCGACTTCCAGGATGACCACCTCGGTGTAGTCGTCGATGGCCTCGATGTTGCTGGCGGTGACCCTCGCCGTGTGCCAGGTGCCGTCTGCGTCTCGGCAGGCGACGATGTCGTCCAGTCGCGGATGGTGGTGGCGGCTCACTGCTCGCCCCTCTCGGTGATCTGGATGAGGCAGTGCTCGCGGCGGATGAGGCCAGTGGGGAGGGATCCGACGTGGCTCCACCCGTCGCGCTGGAGCTTGCGGATCTGGCGGCGGCCGATTGGCCCCCAGGTGGGGATCCATCGGGCGTCGTAGACACGGAGGCGTGCCACTGTCTGGTCGCCCTCGCTACTGGAGGTGGTTATGTCGATGTTGGGGTACATGGGATGTCCTTTCCGGGGAGGAGGGGGTTAGATGCCGTCGACGAGAGTGTCGGAGTCGACGTAGAGGAGGTTGGCGAGCGAGTCGAGGAGCCGCGCCCGGTTGGTGGCGTGCCGGCCGATCGCACCCCAGGGGGTGTGGGCGTCGATCCGGCCGGCCCCGCGCCGCTGCCGGTCCCGCTCGTCGAGGGCTGCGGCCTCGCTGTCCTGGTAGTCGGCGCAGGCGCACAGGAACTCAGCCGCGTCGGTGACGTCCACGCCATCGCCACCGATGTGGTCGAGGCGGCTCACAGGTCCGCCACCCATGCGAGGAAGACGCATGACTTGTCTGTGAGGTAGGAGGACGGCATGGTGGTGTCCTCGCTTGGTGTGGCCCAGACTCCGCCGTCCTCGTCGTCGATCCGGGTCCAGGCTCGACCGTACGTGTCGCGGACGACGGTCCCGTTTGGGAGGGCTCGCAGGTCATCGGTGTACATGAGTGCCTGTCCGGGGATGGCGCTGGTGACGGCGCGGAGGATGGACTGGAGGCGGTCGATCTGGTCGGCGTTGACCTCCTGCTGGCAGAGGTCGGCGTGGATACTGGCGGCATTGTCAGCGGCCGTCTTCCACTGGTCGCGGTAGAGGTTCACCTGGCCCTTGAGTTGGTCGATGGTGTCGCGCTGTTCGCGGACGGTCTGTGCGAGGGCCTGCTCGCTGAGGCTGGGCTCCGCAGCCTCAGCGGCCTGCTGGGCTTTGCGCTGGTCGGCGGCGAGCATGAGGAGGCTGATCGCGCCAATGGGGTCGCTGCCGCTGCGGTCGAGGAGGTCGCGGGCCTTGTCTCCGTAGGTGGTGGCGGCGGCGTCGTAGACCTCCTTGACGGTGGCCAGGTCGCTGGCTGGCCACTGGATGCCTTCGACGTTGAAGCGCTTGGGGTGAAGGTTGACCTTCATTTTTCACGGTCCTTTGCTCTGGGGATTGGGTGGGCTGGGCTGGGGTGCCCGTGTGGCCCACGTGGACAACACTAGGTGCCCAATTGGGCACCGTCAAGGCGGGGCGATGGCTGTTATGTGTTCGTGACGGGGGTGGGCGGCGAGGCCGATCGTTCAACGCGTTAACGCGCGTGAATCCGACTTGAAAACACGCGACCCCCACCGGGGTGCAGTCGAGACCCGCTAGGCCGCCCTAGGGGCCTTACGTGCGCGATTCGGGGCACTTCCGGCCCCACCGTCACCCCCAGGGTGCGACGAACGCGCCAGAGCGGCCAGCACCTCACGAGCCCGAGCCGCCCCATCGCCCGACGACTCAGGCGACGGTGCAGCCGTCAACTCCGCCACCGGGCGGGCCGGCGGAAGCGCGTCAGCCCACGGCACCCGCCCCACGCCCAGGGCGTGATCCATCCGGGCCAGCACCTCCGGCAACGGCGTCGCCGGCTCCAACTCAGCCACCTGAACCGCCTGCGCCAACGCAGCGCGCCCGTGCCGGTCCGCCTCGACGTCGTCAACGCCGTTGCCGATCGCCCGCAGGAACCCCCGCAGGTACGCCGACTGCTCGAAGCCGCTGCGGCCCTCCGTTGGCAGGCTGTGGCGCTCGCGCCAGGCGCGGATCCGCTCGCCACGGACCGCCTTCGCGGCCCGGTTCACGTGCTGCGGTTTCGCCGCCCCGTAGGTCTCGACGTCGCCGGATGCGACGCGGCGCACGGCCTCGGCAAGCACTTCGTCGGTCATGTCCTGGTCGAGGAGCGTCATCCAGGCGCGGATGCGTCGCTTGCCGCCCTCGGCGTCGACGATGCCGGGCAGCATCCCAGCGTCCACGAGGATGCCGATCGCCAGACTCACGCCCGTTGCTGTAGCCATCACAGGCCCTCCTTCGCGAACTCGGCCGCCAGGTCGTAGAACACCTGCCCACCCTGCGGCCGCCCCTGCGGGCGCTGGGACTGGAGGCGGAGCGTGTCGAACTTCTGGCGGAGCTTGGGCAGGCTGAGGACGTTGGCGCGCCAGAAGTCGTTGCCTTCGGCCCAGTCGATGACGCGGGCGATCTCCTCGACGGTGCGGCCGTCTCGGTCGATCATGAGGCGTGCCTGCGTGCGCCAGGCGGCAGTGACGCGTGGGGTTCGGCCGGTGCGGCGCTGGACGCTCGCGGCCATGGCGTCGCAGACGGCGTCGACGTCGGGGCGGGGGTCTTCGACGGCGCGAAGATCGGCGTCGCCGATCGCATCACTGTTCCCCTGTTCCCCTGTTCCCCTGTTCCCCTGTTCCCCTGTTCCAGGCGCGAGGGTGTCGCGAGGTGTCGCGACGTCGTCGCGAATTGTCGCGACGGTTTCGCGAATGGCGTCGTTCTGCGGGAAAGTGCCATTCTCCTCTTCGGTGGGTTCGGGGATGCGTGACGCCTTCGGTTTATCTACCCGCTGGTGCTTTCCCCACCCCGTTACTAGGAAATAGGTCCTAGATGCGACGGTGTAGCGGAGGATCAAATTCGCTTCGGAAAGCCTCGCGAGACCGTCGCGAACTTTCGCGACAGTGTCGCGAGGATTCGCGACCATGTCGTGCGGGTACAGGGCAGCCACAATCAACGCGACGTCATCCCGCCCCCGACCGCGGTCATCCACATAGGACCAGAGCCCAATGAACAGCAGTCGATCACTATCCGACAGCGCCGCGATATCCGGGCTCGACCAAAACTCCGGCTTGATAGACCGAATCCTCATCATTTCCTCCTAGCATTAAATACGGGGCTGGTTTGCATGCGCCAGGTGAAGGCCGCCCACGCTTCGTCGTCCCACGCGAGCGTGGGGTCGGCGTCGTCGGCTGCGCACGCGGCGGCGGAGTCAGCGAGGTCTTCCAGGTAGTGCCGCCACATGTCCGCGGTCTCAGTCAGGAACAGGCATTCGTCGGCGGGCGTGTGTCTCATGGCCTCGTGCGCCCAGTCGTAGAAGTCGTCGGGGTAGAGGTCGCTGCTGTAGGGGCCCTTCCATCTCATGACATGCCAGGCTGCGGTCTCGCAGGGCTGGCACTCGCGCCAGTCCCAGATCATGCTGCCGTCGACGGCAGTCGACCGGACGTACAGCTCCCCTTCGGGGATGCGGCGGCCACAGTCATCGCACCGGACGCGCCCGCGAGAACGGGGCGATCTCTCGTGAATCACCCTGGTCATGATGCGTCCTCCTGAATCTTCCGCTCCTCAGCCTCCAACCACTCGGCGCAGTCGTAGGTGGCTGACAGGCCCTCCTCATCGACACGGGAGACGTAGACGAGTACGCCAGGCTTGTAGCAGTCGGCGTAGTCCTTAGATGCGCGCCACGTCACGATCCTGCTGTCGTCCTTGAGGACGCCGTCCTGCTTGTAGGGCGCGAGGGCGTCGCCGACGGCGCGGATGAGCTTGTCCAGGTCGGGCTTGACGTGCGGCATGAGTCGCTTCTTGGCGGACTTGGGGCGGGGTAGGAAGAAGGCAGCAGTGACGATGACGGGGCCGTCGTAGCGGGGCTCCCAGCCCGCCTTGCGTGCGGCGGCCTCGGCGGCTCTGGCGACTCTGAGCCGCCACTGGTCGAGTTCGGGGCCCCGGTCGTGGGTGACGACCACCCTCTGACCCGAGGTGAACGCGCGCGTGGATCCCTCGGTGATCGGCTCACCGGGGACGAAGAAAGAGAATGAATCCATTGGTGTTCCTTGGTTTCGT